TTTTGATGACTACCAAGCACCAGATACCTTGCCTGTTTTTAAACAGGTTTGTGAATTAATCTGGGGGCGGATGTTCTATGGGTTTAACCCAAATGAATGTCTACCCAAGCATGGTCCTGGCCAGACTGCCGAGCGTGTTACTGGTAATAAAAAGTACACGCATCTAAACTGGAATGAGCGCATTGAGCCTCTGTTCCCGTTTACCGAGCATCTATTTGTTAACCTTAATCAGGTTGATGATGAAATGCACGGGTTAGAAAAGGTTGTTATGCTAGGTGAGGACGAAGAATTACCTGTAAAGGTGGCTCTCGTCCCGAAGACATTGAAAGGCCCACGCATAATCGCAATGGAACCTGTTTGCATGCAATATGTGCAGCAGGCAATCGCCACTTATGTTATTGAGGCGATCCAAACTTCTGAAATCACTGGTGGTCATATAAATTTTACTGACCAAACCATAAATCAGAGGTTAGCGTTATCGAGTTCGGTCACGAAGAGATTAGCAACGCTTGATCTCTCGGACGCAAGTGACAGGGTTCCCCTGTCTACTGTAGAAGATATGCTACAAAGTGTACCCTTACTCAGGGACGCTATTCTGGCATGTCGCTCTCGAACTGCGCGGCTTCCAAATAGTGACATAATTGTCTCTTTACGGAAGTTTGCGTCGATGGGCTCTGCTCTCTGCTTCCCAATTGAGGCCATGTATTTCTTTAGTGTTATTATAACGGCCTTGATTGTTGAGCAGAAAGTTCCAGTAACGTTGAAGGCTATTAATAAAGTAGCTAGAGACGTCTATGTCTATGGGGATGACATCGTTGTCCCTACTGACAAGGTACAATCTGTCCTCGACCACCTAGCACAGTTTCATTGCAAGGTGAATGTCCAAAAGTCTTTCTGGGGTGGTAACTTCAGAGAGTCTTGCGGAGTGGATGCGTTTGCTGGCGAGAAAATTACGCCTATTTACTTACGCAAACTAATTCCCGAGGATGGAGGTGATGCCCAGGCAATTATTTCGGTTATTTCGACCAGTAATCAGCTCTATAAAAGGGCCTACTGGCACACTGCTCAATTCTTAAAAAGTTCTATCGAGCAGCTGATTGGTGAATTACCAATCGTAACTGACAATTGTCCTGGATTGGGTTGGGAGTCTTTCCAGACTTCATTAATCGAACTGTCGTGGGTCAATAAGGATCATCGCTTTGAAATTGAAGCGATTGATACCTCCATGACACAAGAGGATGGAAAGTGGACGAAAGTGAAGCACAAAACGACTATTAAGTCTAAAGTGCCAGCGATTGTTCCGCGCGGCTATCGATGGAACCGCAAATTATGTAGGTTGGAAATTCTGACCTATGTAGCGACTATCGACTACCGACCAGACGAGGTTGATGGATACCCAGCTCTACTCAAGGTGCTACTTGGAAAGGCGCGTAATCCAGAAATGGATGAGTGTCTACCAAGTGATAAATTGCATCTTGAACGTTCACCACGGTCCGGCACCGTTAAGCTAAAACGCCGGTGGACCACAGCCTATTAGGCTGTGGAAGTGCTGCTTGTGATGCAGCTGGGGGCAGAAA